TTGGATCGATCGTCTCTGCCCAGAACTTGACGAGTTACAGACACGTCATGACGCTGACCTTGAGGTCTACAAGCACATTACATGCGGTGAGACATGGCTTCCCAATTCACGCCCAACCGCAGCGCCCAAGGCGCGTAACTTCAACGATCTTAGAAAGCGGGTGGCCTAGTGCCCCCGTTACTATTTGATCTCATCACAGCAGTGTCGCTCTTCGCGGCACTGTTTCTATGCTTATCATTGCTAACTTAGGAGACAGCATGCTCAAGACAGTTTGGATTGCGTTCGTTGCATTCTCTTCGCCAGAAGAATGCGACCGTTACGTCGAGCTTAACTCGGATCTAATTCATGGCGAAATACAATGCGTTATTCACAAGCACGAAGTCCCGCAAGTAAAACCAAAACGAAAACCAAAAGCGTCCGAGTAATATAGTATATGACGTAACGTAACTAATGACATTAGCTATTGTCACTGCAATAATGCAGGGCATAACCCAAGGAGAACTAACATGAGACTCAACTACATTGACTATGCAGACCTGCCTTTGTCTGTAATGTTTGTCAAAGGTGACATCGAAGCAATCCATGAGTTTTTTCAAGATAACTCAGATGCACTTGGTAAATGCAAGCGACCACATGCAATGACACAAATCGCAAATTGCTTTGCAGAAATACATGCAAAACTAGAGGAGGTATAGCATGAAACATTTCTCAATGAACGACTTCAACTTTCCAGTTGAACAACAACCAATCCACGACCAGCTTGGCAACATCATCGCTGGTCATCAAGCTGTTGTGCGTACCGACACCGATCAGGTGTTGGGCGTACACGGATCACGCTACAAGATCGTATCGCACGATGATGTAGTCAACTCGGTTCTCGACGGAGTGAAGTCAGCAGATCTATCAAACGATTATGAAGTAAGCGTCGATGTACTTGAAGACGGTCGCAAGCTAAGAGGAGAAATACTATTTAATAATCTTACTGTTGAACCAGCAGTCGGTGACTACATTAAGTTCCGAGTTAGCTTCTTCAATAGCTACGATGCGTCTTGGTCCTTCTCTCAGCAAGCCAATGGATTACGGCTATGGTGCCTCAATGGTTGCACCACACCGGACACAGTGGCCCGCAGTAGATACAAGCACACTGCATCAATCAACGTCGAAGGCGCAGCAGCTAAGGTAATCAATGGCCTTGAACACTTTCAATCTCGCAAGGATGTCTGGCAAAGCTGGATGCACACCAAGCTAGAGCAACCACAAATCGAGAACTTCTTTAAGAAGACTGTCTGCAAAGCATTCACACGCCAGCAATCAGTCACCAAGACCAACGAAAAGCAACTGGAAAACTTGCTAAGTATTTGGAGTGACGAGCGCAGCAGCCTCGGCTCCAATAAGTGGGCACTGTACAACTGCCTTACTTACTGGGCTACGCACACACAAGATCTGCGTAAGCCTGAAATTGCCAAGTACAATCGTGAACTACAGATTGCCAGCGCAATGAAATCAAAGCAATGGAACGATATGGTATAAGGAGAATCACCATGAATATCTACAAAAGACCAAACATAAACTACGAACTAACTTTAATTACGCCAGAAAAAGCTAGCAAGTTACTAGCAATCAATAGTAAGAATCGGCGGATCAATAAAACTAAAGTTGCTCAGTATTCAAGAGACTTAATAAACGGTGACTTTGAATATAATGGGCATACAATATGTACATCTAATACAAATATATTGTTAGATGGTCAGCAAAGATTAACTGCCTGCGTTGAGACTGGCGTTTCCTTTTGGACAATTATTGTTGGGGGATTAGCTGAGCAATGTATGGTTACTATAGATAGTGGTCGAACTAGATCTTATTCTGATAGACTTAAAATAAGAGGCTTTGAAAATTATACTGGTCTTGCTGCAACTATTACTCACTTATGTTTAATAGCAATGAATCATCCAAAGCATGCTGGATTCACGGCATCACAAATGGATGGTGTTTTAGAAAGACATGGAGCGGTAATAGAAAGTGTTAAATATGCTGCAGCAACCTTTACAAGATGTGATCCATTGTTAGGTGCAATACATTACATTGCAAAGCAAACAGGTTACGATAATCAAGCTGATGATTTTATTAAAACTTGGAAAGATGGGCAGATAAATTATGAAGATGATCCTGTTTACTACATTAGAGAACTAATTAGTCGAGATGCCCTTCGTCAAAAGAAGATGACTACAGTTCACAAGATGCGTTTAATAATGTTGTCTTGGAATAAATTTAAAAGTTACGAGACTCTTAAAAGCGCAAAAGTCAGCAAGCATTCATATGAAATGGATGGTTGGGATTTAAATACATGTAACTTAATTCTTTAAATAAACGGAGAACCAACATGCGAATGAGTAAACAACACTATGAATTTATTGCAGACACGATTGGGCCAATGGTAGGTTGGCCCTCTCACCTACACTCAATAGCTGATGAGCTACAGAAAACTAATCCACGTTTTAATCGTGAGAAGTTTTTGCAACGCGCAACCAAAGCTTGGGAGGATAACCATGACATACCAGATGTTGATGACCACATCCCATATTGAATGCCCAGAGTGCTACGGTCATGGCACTCTGACTTACACTAGGTTTATTAGGCAAGGTTTCGATGTCGATGTAGGCTACGAAGAAGAGTACAAAGACACTTGCTTTAATTGCAACGGTGATTGTGAGATTGAAATAGAACCAGAGGATCTTGACAACGATGAGTAACTTGCTGCATTAGTGCAGTATGAAGTCGTATCTAAAACACCTACAAGATAGAGCAGAGGAAACAGACATCTCTCTGCTCACCTCTTTCAAACGAGCCAGCGTTCCAACGTCTACTTATTATAGATCAATAAACGGAGACACCGAACTGAGATACGATACCGCAGTGAAAGTAATCAATGCTATCGAAGAACTTCACTCGATACAACAAGCCCGTGAGCATACCGAAAGACTACGATCTTCTGGTAAAGATATTAACCGACGCTCGGTACGAGCTAAGTTTAAGCCAAGAAGCATTAGCTCATAAAATCGGATGCACTGTATCACTGATCCACAAGTGGGAAGCACAGAAGCGTATCCCATCTGGGTTCATGCTGATGTGTTGGCTGGATGCTTTAGGTTATGACATCGAAGTCAAAAAGCGCGATTGATTGCATTGCGTGTCAAACCACTACCACTTGGTTCGTTGCAATACTTAAAAACAATGGCGCAGCTACTTACGAGAAGCATTGGTACGTCTGCCTTCATTGCTATGAGGAGGACAAATGGCAAACCGTAACAAGAACAAAGGAACTTACCACGAGAAGTGGTTCGTCGATTGGCTTACCAAAGCGAAGATCAAAGCGAAAAGGCAGCCCCTCTCAGGCAGCTTGGGAGGAGAGTATAGCGGCGACATCAAGCTCGAACTCTTCGGACAAGAACTGGTGGGAGAAGTAAAGTATAGGGATAAGTCCAACTTCCCTAGCCCATTCACAGTATTAGATAGGCGAGACATTGCCTTCTATAAAAGACGGACAGGAAGTCCGCAAACTTTGGTCATCATGAGCGGTGATCAATTCCTTAAACTTATGGAGAACGCAAATGAAAAAGAAAATAAAAGCTGAATTTGACGGAGATGATTATGTTTCCAGTCGAGACAAGCCAAGACTTACACATCAAATACATCAAGTAAGAATGTACATGGAGAATAATGATTGGCTATCTGTAAAGCAAATCTCAAATGATCTTAACTTCCCAGAGCCAAGTGTGTCTGCACAAATAAGAAATCTAAGAAAAGAAAAATTTGGCAACAGAATTGTAGAGCGCCGCTACCAAGGCAACGGCCTCTATGAATTTAAACTAATGCCAAAGGACAATGACAATGAAGAAACCTAAATCACTCGGTAATGCAGTAGCCAGCAGCGTCTGGGATGCACACATTACAAAAGCCACAAGCTCACCGCACTATGCTAGAGAATACAAGAAGTATACTTATGTACTGGATGAGTATGAGATTATAGCCAAGCGTATCAAAAACGGTGAGCCTGTTGGTGAGCCATACTTCAAAGGCGAGCAGCGAAAAAAACTGCTTGAACTTACTGACATTACAGAAGCTGACCTTAAAAAATATCTTGAGTAAGCTGCAAGTATGCAGTAGTCTAACCTATATAATAATAAGGAGAACTGATATGGATGATCGCATCTGTATGTATTATGTATTGTCTCGACTAGATGATATAATCAAAGCTGAAAGCATAGAGCTAAGTTATGAAATGGTAAGCTCACTTAAAGATGAGCTAATTTATAATCTAGGTGTTAATGCAAGGTTGCGTCATGGAGCGTAAAGGTTTCATAGGCGGCAGCGACTGCGTAAAAATTATGAATGGCGACTGGCTTGAGCTATGGCAGATCAAAACTGGTCGCGTAGAGCCAGAGGATTTGTTTCGCAATATTGCAGTACAACTCGGTAGCTGGACTGAAGACTTCAATCTTGAATGGTTTGAGCATGAGCATGATTGTGTTCTGTCTAATCAGCAGCATGAATATAAACAAGAGATTGGCATTGTACCAGCTAAAGGTACAATTGATGCTAAGTGGGGAAGCTTCATAGTCGAGGCCAAGCACACCAATCCATACAAATCTATGGATGATGTCATTGAATACTACATGCCACAAATACAACTGTACTGTTATCTTGCTAAAGCAGACGGTGCTTATTTCTCAGTAATTTTTGGCAACAGTAAATGGGAGTCAGCGCATGTCTCGTTCGACCTACGCTATTTCAATTCTATGTGGGCGGTGGTGTCAGATTTCTGGGGTTACGTTGTACGCGACGAAGAACCGATTGGTATTCAAACGCCAGACATCTCCATTGACAAGATTGAGGTGGACAACATGGTCAAGCGAGACGCCAGCACAGACAACCAGTTCATCGACGCAGCAGTTACCTACATCAACGGATACGAACACAACCGCGTGTTCGAGAACGCAAAGAAAGATCTCAAGAACATGGTCGGCAGCAACGAAAGAGAAGTTTACTGCGACCACCTTACAATCAAACGAGACAAGCGGGGATCACTCCGCATAACAAGGAGAACCAACAATGACTAATAACCTCGACATCTGGGACAAGCTGGCCTCTTCAGACCCCAAATATCTGAAGAAGGTCAGCTTCGGCAGCCGATCATTCACCGCCATCGATCCGCAATACCAAGTTAAAAAGATGACTGAGCAGTTCGGGCCTGTCGGTGAAGGCTGGGGTTGGCACAACACAACAGAGATTGTGCCTGTAAGCAACGGAGACAGCGCTGTATTAGCGCATGTTACTGTCTGGCATACATCGCCAGCAAATTCATTTGGCCCCTTCACAGGGTGCCGTAAGTTCTTTGATGCAGCCAAGGGTCGTATGGCTGAGGATGCACCGAAGATGGCTATCACTGATGGCCTAACCAAAGCACTGTCGCACATTGGCTGTGATGCTGACATCTTCTTAGGTAAGATGGATGGCAACAAGTACGATCAAGACAGTGGTAACAAGAGCAGTGGCTGGTAGCCACATAATACAGGAGCCAGAAGCATGGCAGAATATGACGATACAAACAGAGGCGCAGCCTTTACACCATTCCCAACGCAGCAAATGATCTTGCAAGGCAAGGTCAACGTAGAAGGCGTGGATTCAAAAGTAGTTCTTGTCAAAGACCAAACCAAAGACGGTCGTGGTATTGTCGAAGTCTATCAGAAGATGGCCGTAATGTTTGACAATGACAAGAAAGGCAATGATGCAGCACCCGATTACTCTGGCCCCGTTGGTGAAGACAAACGAATTGCTGGGTGGAGACGCATGAAAGATGGTAAACCTTATATGTCTTTTCAGATAAGCGACAAACAACAAGGTCAACAATCTGCATCTTCGTCCTTGCCAGAAGATAGCATTCCGTTCTAAGCTAGGCTTAGTTCTCCAGAGGGACGTCCTGCCCTCCTCACAACTGCCCCGCTTAGTCAGATCACTCTGCATAGCGGGGCTTTTTTTTACCCAAAGGAAACAGCATGGAAACATGGAAAGAAATGACGCAACGTCACAAACGCGAGCGACTAGAGCTAGTAAAAGCACTGGCACAATCTCGCTGCACACAAACACAAGCGGCAAAAATACTTGACGTAAAGCTATCTGGCCTCAATAATTTCATTCATCGCAACAACATATACTGGCCTGTCGTAGAGCAAGGGAGAAGGCAATGAAGATACACCGCGCACATGAAGTAGAGTTAGACTTCCTCAAGCGCAGAGTTGATACGCTAATCGATGAAGAAAACAGAACTGACCCACATCCAAATGTAAAACAAGATCTATGGGCAGCACGTTCTGAACTAAATCAATTCGTAAACAAACTAAGAAAAGAAGGCTATCACATATGAATGAAAAACT